AAAAATAGTTGACAATAATTTTATAAAATGCTATCATAGTATTATCGAAAAGCAAGGGCAAAACATTTTGCAAAATAATTTGAAATAAATTTAGCAAAATAGTTGACAAACGTTTTTCAAAATGATAAACTAATATTAGTTAAAACAAAAGGAGTTAAAAGAACTGAAAATCACAAAAAATTTTTCATGAGCTATTTTTCAAACGTAAATTTTGAAAGCCTATCAGAAATTGAACAATTATATAAAGAAAACTTTAAAACAAATTTATTTTAAAATAATTTTACAAAACGCTTGACAAACATTTTTCAAAATGTTATCATAGTATTATCGAAAGGAAATAAAAGAAAATGGTTTTATTGAACTTAAAAAGGTTTTTAAACAATACCTTAAAAAAAGGTGGTCTTTACTATTATGAGCACCTAGACTATCACATTTTCACAAATGGGAAAATAGCCTACGCAATCAGTAAAGACACACGGACAGAACGCCCTGACCAATATCTTGATGAACTGATGAACGCTTTTACAATCAAATTGAAAACCTCACGGGTGTTAGATGAAACAGTTGAATCATATAACACAGGTGTTAGAAACCATGTGACCAACTTTGAAAACAGTTTTATCAACAATAAAAAGACGGTAAACGCCTATTCAGATTTATGGAACAAGCGGGACTATTTAGTGATGGATAGGAATTTCAAAAACTGTTGTAAAACCAAGCCCCAAGGCTCTAAAGAATGTTTTATTATTGACACCCGTTTAAATAATAAAGATATTTCTCTATATTTTGAAAGCACCTTACAGGCAGATGAATTTATTTTAATCATGCCGATTGAAATAAGAAAGGACTAAAACAATGAAAAGACGGGCTAGAAGTCCAACACTAACCCAAACACCTCTACACTATAAAGAAAGGAGAACAATGGCAGAATGAACGTAAAATCCGTGTTTAACGTGACACACATTACATTTACACTAGTAAAACTTGACGGACAAGACCTGATAACAGAAAACCATACGGAAATGCTTTTACACAAGCGAACGGAAACAAACGTGAAAAATTACTTGCTTAAAAAAGTAAAAGAAATAAATGCCGTTGGTTATGATATTAAGGAAATTAAGACTGAAAAAATTGTCGCTGAAATTCCTTACACCGTAGCCCTTGAATATAAAGTATAAAGGCGGTAGATTATGGTCAAACTAACACCAAAACAACGCAAGGTGCAACGTGACCATTTAAACAGACGGCGGAACACGTTGCAAAAAAGGGGCGTTAGCAACAAAGATATTAGACGGCTATTGGGTGGCTTTGACTTTGCAGGGCTATCTGATACACAATTAAATCGCCTTTATAATCGCTCTAAAAATTCTGATAAAATTACCGTTGTAAATGGCACTATTGTCAAAAATGACTATCTGAAAAAGGTCAAGGCGTGGTATGGCACAAATTACGACCCTGAAAAAGTATCGGGTAGCTATGCCAAACAACTAAAATCAACCTTAAACCAGTTTCAGTCTGTTTCAGACATTAAACGGTATAGGGCAGATATGGACAAGACTGTTAAACAACGGTATATAGACCATTTAGAATACCAATTAGACAAGTTAAAAGCGGAGAAACGGCTTTCAGTATCACAAGAAAAAGCGTATCGCAAGACTGTTTCATCTATTAAACGCTTGTCCCGTCAGAATTTTAAAGATTTTATCAACGGCGATTTATCCTCTAAAACGGATTTTGATAGTATTTTCATAGTGGATAGCCCGAACAATCAAACGGACGAGGCGTACAATGATTATGAATTTACTAACTTATCTGAACAGTTTGAGGGGTTAGGGTATGCCGTCAACCAATTTAAAACCTCTAAAGCTAGAAAATGACCGTATTTTATGCGGGAGATTTTGAAACGACAACAAGCCCCGAACAAACAGAAGTTTGGTTGTCTTGCTTTGTGAACGTGGAACAATACGAGGACGAACACGCCTATAAAGTCAACGACAATATCAAAGACTTTATCAAGACCCTTTACATTGAAACACTGACAACACATAGAAAGACAGGCGAGCGCGATTTTATTGTTTTCTTTCATAATCTCAAATTTGACGGCTCTTTCTTGCTGAATTTCTTTCTAGAAAAAGGCGTGAAATGTTCGTACTTTATCAATGATATGGGCGTTTGGTATTCCATAATGGTTGAATTTGACAATTTTAAAATTACATTCCGTGACAGTCTGAAAATCCTGAACTTTTCAATCTCAACTATGGCAAAATTGTTTAATATGCCAATTGCAAAAGGTCAGACACCTTTGCTAGAAAATAAGCCCGAACGCTTACAAGATGATTGGATTGAATACGTTAAAACTGATGTAGGAATTTTAGCCCGTGGAATATATGCAATGTATTTTGAGGAAAATTTTTCCAAGTTTACAAGTGCAAGCGAGGCACTAACCGAATTTAAACGGATATTCACAGAAGACGGAAACAATTTTAGAAAATTCTTTCCCGTCTTAGACAAGGACATTGATTTATTTTGCCGTTCCGCTTATCGTGGTGGGTGGACATTCGCAAACCCGATACACCAAGGAAAAGAAATCAATGCTGACATAGACATATACGATATAAATTCCATGTATCCCGCAACCATGCTGAATAACCCTTTACCAATCGGAAAGCCTAAACATTATGAACGGACACCCGAAACCATAGACCCCGACAAATACTATATTTACCATGTTAAGACCGCTTTCGAATTAAAGCCAAACCACTTGCCAACAATTCAGGTTAAGAAAAAATTGGACGCTTTAAAAATTGGTGTTCGGACTAGCGATTATGTGAGAACAACCAATGGGGAAGTTATTGAATTATATCTGACCAACTTTGACTATGATTTATTTAATGCACATTATGACAACCACACGGAAATTATAGAAACATTAGAATTTCAGACCCAGCCAAATTTGTTTGATAACTATATAAATATATATCGGCACAAAAAGGAAAACGCCAAAAGTCCAGCTGAGAAACAAAAAGCTAAAATTATGCTGAATAGTCTCTACGGAAAATTTGGGGCGAAAATCATTTCAAGGCAGAAAGAGGCAGAAGTGATAGACGGTATTCTTAAATTTTCCTTAATGGAAGAAGAAGAGGTCAAACCCGTTTATGTACCGATAGCCTTATTTACAACTTCAATAGCTAGACATTTCATTATATCGAACGCACAAGCCAATTACACTAATTTCTTGTATGCTGACACGGACAGTTTGCATTTGTTACATTCAGACACTTTAGAATTAGACATAGACCCCAACGAGTTTGGTAAGTGGGCGTTTGAGGGCAGGGCGGACAAGGCAAAATATTTACGGTCAAAACTTTACATGGAAAGAATAGTAACCGATGACGGCTATCATTTAGATGTAAAAGGGGCGGGAATGACACCCGAGATAAAAGCACAAATAAACTTTGATAATTTTCACATTGGGGCAGAATTTACGGGCAAGCGAGCAACAAAGCAAATAAAAGGGGGTGTACATATCTATGACACAACTTTTAAAATCAAGGAAAGCGATTATCATTTTTAAAAAATGGGAGATTGACCTATTTCTTGAATACGCTGAAAGCCTATTGACCAAGAAAAACCCTTTACAGAAACAAGGGACATATTTTAAGAAGTCAAATAATATACCCGTTGACCCTATCTATTTAAAATCTTTTCTACTGGCACGTTACCAATATGACAGACACCAACCATTGATAGAAAAGTATAGAACCTTATTGAACGAGTTTCATGTTCTATCAATCAATCAATTTTACAACCTTTTCCAATACATAAAAATGCACAACATTTATGAATTGGATAGTGATATACTTTTCAAAATATTAGATAAGTCTAATAAACTGAAAAACAACCTAAAAGAAAAAGACACTCTTAATAAAGATAGTGACTTTTTAACCATTATATTATAGAAAATAAAGGAGTTCCAATCATGGCAACTAAAAAACAAAACCAAGCAAAAGAAAATGATTTCCAAACTGTTGTAGTACCAGCAATTATTACGGCAACATCTAACAAAGTTTCAGAAGAATTTAAACAAGACACCCCAACTAAAACCGTTTATTTCCATGTAACCGACACCGCCAAAGCGGAGCAACTTGAAAAAATCGGTATGACCCAATACACGCCCAACACAGAAGAAGACCCCGAGGCAAAACCGTACTTTATCGTCAAAACAACAAAGATTGTCAAGCTATACACGGACAGTAAAACGTTCGTTGAAAAATCGTTTGCCGTTGATACATTCGATGAGAATACAGGCATGCCCGTTACTAACCCAAACCTTTACACTGATGAAATTGTACATCTTGCAATTGTTAAGGTAAAAGGTGGAAAAGGTAAGAATGACTTTTACCGTGTCAACGCTATCTTGTTACCTGACCTTAACATGTTGAAAGAGGTTGAAGCGGTTAACCCGTTTGCTGAGCTTTTTGGAGACAAATAAAAAAGACCTTGCCAATAGGCAAAGTCTAAACACAAAGCAGGTTGAAACGCTTGAAAGTCAAATGGTAAGAATGACTTAGGCACAGGGGCACGCCTTGGCGTGTTACCACCCCCAGTATCTTATCAAGGGCTTTCAATCGCCTTGTTTTTACATTATAACATACTTGACAAATTTTGTAAACTATGCTAAATTAAAAGAAAAAAGAAAGGAGCATAGAAATGGCTTTAAATCCAAAAGAGGCACTAGATATTCTTGATAGTATCGTGGGGCGTATTGGGAACGACGAAGAAATTGAAAGCGTGACTACTGACCTTATCGACTTGAAAGATTATCTATTGACGGTTGACAGTACCATTGACCAATTAAACGAGGACTTAGCGAAAGTCAATGAAAAGAATCGGGGCTTGTTACAATCAAACAATACCTTATATCGTCAAATTGGGCATCAACAAGAGGCAATGCAACGAGCAACGGAAGAAGTTTCCAACGTTGACATGATTACAAAACTATTTTAGCATAAGGAGAAAGAAATATGCGTACACCTAAAATTGATTGGTATGGGCGTGATGAACTACGTTCGTTAAAAGAAACGACCCAACCCGAAACAGTGGCGGAAGTGTTGCCAAACGTGACACCCGTAGCCCAAGAAGTTCCTGAATATCCCGCAACGGACTTGACGGCGGACGAAGTGGAAACCGTTGAAATTTCCGAAGATGACAACCAACCCAATGAGGAGGACTATGTGTAATGGCAAATAAAATCACTAGCTTTCTTTCAAGCGAAACAGGGAAGAAAGTAACGAACATTGACTTATTGAACTCTATTCGAGAAATGGCAAGCCCGTCTTACCAGTCTGATATTCCAGTATTGGCGGGGCGTATCAATCATGCAACCGTACCCGTGCAACAATTCCAAGTACATGAAAACGAATTTTTCCAAGCTCTTGTAAACCGTATCGGCTCTGTTGTTATTAAAGCCCTTTCTTATGAAAACCCGCTGGCAATTTTCAAGTCTGAAACCTTTGAATTTGGCGATGTATTACAGGAAATTTATGTACACCCGACCCAATCAGAAGACTTTGACGGCAAGTCCAATGTAAGCCCGTTTAAATTTTCTGATACAGATGTTGAGGTTTTCTACCACAAGCTAAACAATGAGAAAATGTACACCCGCACCTTTGAGCGTGCATGGGTGCAGAAAGCCTTTACCAGTGATATTGCTTTTGATGAATTCATTGATAAGATGTTTACTAGCTTGCTTTCATCTGATAGCCTAGACGAATATCAAGCCGTAAAAGAAGTGTTACAAAATTCACTTGAAGAAATTTCTTACACCGATTTACAAGGGCAACAAAAGAAAATCACGGTACAGGGAACTAAAATTGACACAACTGTTTCAGACTATGTGGTTGATTTTAACCAAGCACTTTTAAACAAGTCAAAAGAATTTACAATTCCAAGTCGCACCCGATTTAACAACCCCGTCGGTGTACCAAACGCAACCCCGCTGGCTGACCAATGGCTTGTTATTTCAAGTGAATGGTCAACACACCTTGACATGTTGCTTGCTAACGCTTTCAACATGGATAAGGCAAGCGTGCAAGCCCGTCAAATTGTGGTAGATAATTTTGAACAGTTTACAGGTGCAGGTGTAAACAACGGGCGCACACCAGTTGCCTTTCTTATTTCTGACAAGTCTATCATCTTGAAAGACAAGTTGACGCACATGGAAAGTATTCGCAACCCACGGACACTATCTTACAACTATTTCTACCACCACCACTACATGACTAGTCTTTCATTATTTGAAAATATCCACATGTTCTATATTGAAGACTAACTTGCCGAGTAGGTAGCTGAAAGGCTATCTACTTTTTTATTAAAGGAGAGCCAAAATGAGCTTAAATCGTTATCGTAAAACACTAGGCAGGATTGAACATAGCAAGACCACGGTAGACCGAAACCGCCAAGCCTTTTACGATTTTTATTTTAATTATTTCTATAATATCATTGTCAATTATTTCACATGGTACAACTTGCCTGATGGCATAGACGAAATTTTCATAGAAAGAAAGCTAATCGAAAATGGACATATCGCTTTCTTTGAAGATGATGAACTAGGTTATCTGTTACAATCAGGAACAAGAGGCGAACGATTAAACATTTATGACCAACCAACCACTTACTTACCCGTGAACGCTAGTAATGTAAAATTTGATAGAATGGTTATCGCCTATTCACAAGCGGACTTTGATTTTATTGAACAGGAACACGCAAACAACAACCGCTTAAAACCGTGTATCGTTATTCCAAACAACAATTTTCACGAGCCTTATTTGAATTATATTCATCTATTTTGTGAGAAATTGGCAGACATTGAAATGACTATCCAATTAAACCGCAATGCACAAGTAACCCCTTTCTTTGTCTTTGTGGATGATAAAAGCGTATTGTCTTTGAAAAACGTTTTCAACAAAATCCAATCCTTTGAACCCGTGGTGCATTTAAACCGACAGAAAGGCAAGGACGGGGTAGACGATTTCAAGCAGTTGGACGACTATATCAAAGTATTCCGCACAGACGCTCCTTTCTTGCTGGACAAGTTGCATGACGAGAAGAATCGAGTGATGAACCAACTACTCACATTTATTGGTATCAATAATAACGCCGTTGACAAAAAGGAAAGACTTGTCACGGCGGAGGCAATTTCTAACCAAGGGGCAATATCCGCAAATATTGAAGTTGGTTGGAAAGCACGGCGGACGGCGGTTGACCTTATCAATAAATGTTACGGCTTGAATATTGAAGTGAAACCAGCTGAATATATTCAAATGTTTAATATGGAAAAGGTTGAAAAAGATTTAAACCTTGCTGACATTGAAGAAGAGGGAGAGGGTGCTGACTAATGACACAAAACAACACATCCGCAACGATTGGAACATTTTTAAAATCACGGTACAGAAACCCCCTAACCAACCAACTAGACGGGCTTGCCGTTGACGAGGACGGAAATTTCTTGCATTACAACACAATCATAGATAGCACATTTAATGAACTATTTAAAGACATGCACCTGAATAACTATGTTGACGACAGTTTCAAGAAAGAATTTTGTAAACATTTCTACAACCGAGAAATAGGTTTAGAAACCTTTGCCCGTTTTCAAATCTTGCTTGAAACGAGTCTCAACACCAAATGCCTGAACTTGTTAAAAGGTCGGGCGGAAATGTTGACAAAGACCCTTGACCAATTAAACCAATCTATCGACATTAAGAACGACAGTACAGGGCAGGGCGACAACCAAGGGTTAGGCATTGCCAACACGACCCCGCAAGACCGCCTAGAAATTCTGTTTACTGAAAAATATGGGGTTATTGACTACGCCAACGCCTTACAAGAAAACCACGGGAAATTTGAAAATGAAAACCATTCCCACACACACGGTTGGAGCGGTGGCAGTTTGGGAGAACGGTTAGACAGTCTTGCCAATCTGACAGATTTAACATATGCAATATTCAACCAATTAGACGAATTATTTCTACAAGTATGGTAAAGGAGAAAAAATGGAGGAACTTTCACAGAGTAAACTACTATCTTATGATAGTACATTAAACCTGATAACCCTTTACGGTTTTAATGGGGCTTTTCCCCTTTCATCTGACGGGCTTTATTATTTCAGGAAAGAAACAGACCGCTTGCAAGGGTTAACAGGCTTGTATTTAAAACTTGACCCGATACGCTTTCATTATGCAACAAATCAGGGGGCAGAATGGTCAGTATATACCGTTAACACCTTAAACGGCATTAACCCAAAATCTGTTATCTTTGCAACCTTTAAAATCGTAGGAACGTATTACAGTATGGAAAGCCTAAACAGAAAAAGCAAGCTGAAAGGCTTTTCCCGTATAATTGATGATAATGAATACTTTTCTAAAATTCCGCTTATCAATCAGATAACACATTTTGACAACGGTATTCTATATTCATCTAATTACATGGTAGCTAGCACTTACGACCAAGAGCGACAAGCCTATCCCGTCCATTTTCCCGACCATGTAAAGACCCTTGACTTGCAAAAGAACTGGGACAAATTCAAGCTAGAAATTTCAGTAGATGAACTGGAAAATCCACTTTACAAAATGACAGGTGGAAAGGGACACGCCCACTTATGATACACATTACAATCACAAACACACCAAGCACCCAAACCGTTGAAATTATCGGGCATAGCGACAAGGGAAAAGAGCCATGTGCAAGGGTATCAAGTGCCTTTGAAATGTTGGCGAATCTACTATATAAAGACCGTGACCAATTAGAGCAACGGGACGGGTACAGTTATTTAGTCACGAATAAGACCAAAGAGAACGCCAATCAATTGACAATGGCTCAGGCTTATTTTAATCAATTACAGGTGCATTATCAACGCACTATGAAGGTGGAAAATAGAGAGGTAGAAAATGGCGAAAACGACAAAGAGGGCTAGACCCGTCAGAAGTTTACAGAAATTTAATCAAGGGGACACGGTTAATAGTGTCACATTGGCAGGAGCAACAGGACTGGCAGACCTTGACATCACACCACAAGGGGACTTGACAATCACGCTAAAACGTGATACAACAAAGGTAGATAAGTCTACGATTGATGAACTTATCAAAGATATTTTAGCACGGCTTGAAGCCCTAGAGCAGAAAGGAAACTAATATGACCAAGAAGAAAACTACCAAGCAAATCCGAGCAATCGACCGTATTATTAAATTTCAAATTGATGACGGCATCGAAAGCCTAACCATTGGGGGCAAAGAGGCACTAGCAGACCTTGAAATTGACCGTAACAGTAACGTTACGTTATATGTAAATGCGGACAAAGACAAGGTAAACGAGATTAAGAGCCTAGTGCCGTTTGTCAATGTAGCGGTAAAAGAAACAGGTGCAGACCCTGACAAGTCAAAAGCGGTTACCTTGTCGCAAGACCTGACCAAGTTTGCCCTTGAACTTGCAGAAGATAGCAAGCAACTAGCCGAAATTATCAAGACTGAAACAAGTTTAACCATTGACTTTGCCCAATTGATTACACGTTTGAACACGTTGAGTACCGCCGTTGATAAGGCTGAAAGAAATTCCGCCCAAGCCCTAGCCAAAGCGGAAAAGGTTGAGCGGGAGCAAGTGGAACAAGCCAAAGTATTAACGGGCATTGTCACGGATCAAACGGAACAAGGCAACCAACTAGCAAACCTTTTGACTAAAGACCAAGAACAAGACAACAAGATGTTAAGATATGATAGTAAGATTATTGAACTGGGGGCAAGGGTAGATACACATGAAATATCATTGAATAATTTAGATGGGCAAATATCTAATCAGAAATTGGACATTATAGATATACAGGCTAAACAATTGGCACAGGATAACAAGCTAGCAACCCTTGAACAAGCTAGCGGGACAAGTGTTGACCTTACACCGTTAGAACAACGAATTGCAACTGCTGAAAGTATAGCTAGCGGTCTTGGTATTCAAATCGCTAATATTGAGCAGATAATAGGACAGGCTAAACAATTATACACAGTTATCAACGGGTATATGTCTGATAGTATAGATAATTTACCTGACTTTTCTATTTACACGGATATACCTAGTACTAAAACTATTGAAATAGCTATCCACACTAAAAAGGGTATAGATAGTGCTTTGATTTCAAACGGTGTTATTTTAGAAAATAATTTAAAACGTTTCACGTTACGCCTGTATAATGAGAATTATAATTTTGAAGGTGTTTCGGAGAGTAATAACGTGTATACAGGCGATGTCACTGTTATTGTTAAAATTTACGAATTTACACCGGTAGAACATTATCAACCAAACATTAATAAAATAGATATTATAGATTTTTAGAGGTAACACAT